AATCAGGCACAAGCTGGAAGACGAAAAGTACTGAAGCCGTTTGAAGATTACATGGACTTCTGCAAAACCCATTTCCCGACTTGGCATTACTGGCAAGCAGAAAAGGAGTATAACAGTGGTTTTGTTTCCAAAGCGGCGGTTGACCCGTTCCCCATGGCTGAGACACTGTCATGGTATAATGCTGAAAGGCCCCTCGGTGAACCCACCGAAGCCGGGTTGTCCCGTTTTCTTGACGCGGCGATCTCAGTGTTCCAGGAACTTGACACTCACATGCAAGGAGCGCAAGAAGTTAAGATTTCTGACACTCCAGAGTGGTTCGGTAAGATGAATTGGAACCGTAACTCTGGGCACCCATACTGGATGCCGATCTCAGAGGAACGTTATACCACCGTCGACTGGCCCAACTTTAAGGAGCAGTTGTTTAAGCTTGTTGCAGCCGTTGGACGAGATCAGTTGGAAGAGTTGGCTCTAACCCCTCCGGGTAAAGTGCCTAACGCCAATAAGATCGTCTACGGAATGTTTATGCGCCCTCCGGACCGTGTCATTCACGCTGCTGAATTGTATTGGAAAGGCCCTGGTGCCGTTGCTACGGCCAATCTAACCCCCAATCTAAGGAACAGCGAAATTGCGTGGTCCAGCATTCCCGACCTGTCCGTACGTTTTGGCGAAGCCCTTGTTGATGCGACAGCCGTTGTGGCTGAAGACATCAAGAAGTTCGATCGTAGTATTCCAAAAGGTGTACTCGACGCTGTGTACGATGCGTTCTGGGAGAGTGGTTTCCTGAGTCACATGCCGGAGTTCCGTAACATTATCGGTTCACTCCTGTTCATCTTGACAAAGGAAGGTCACCTTCAGTTAACTGCTACTCACAAGATGATGTTGCGACAGGGTTTGCCCTCGGGCCACCCTCTCACTCAATTTGTTGGTAGCGTGATTCACCTCGCCATGTACCATTGGTGGGCCGAGGACTATGTTTGGCAACCGACACTCCAGATGGTTTTGTCAGACGATGGTATCTCAGTTCACAAGGATGTTACGATTGAGGAGATGGACAAGTTCATCTTTGGTGAAGCAGCTGACACTCTCAGTGCTGTTGGCATGTCCCTTCACCCTGATAAGACGAAACTTTGTGATCCGGTTCCCCGGACTTATGTCGGACAATTGATGGGTAACTCCATTGAGCATCATGACATGACATTCTTCTTAAAGCGCAACTTCCAGGTCCAGAGTTATGCATCCTTCGGTAATCCCGCAGGCGCATTGGACAGTTTCCTGCAAACCGAAAGGCCCGCAAGCGACGAGTTCCAAGAAATTCTGGATAAGTACATCGTGACGCCGGATCAAATTCGTTTTGGTGGTAAGGCACCCAAGGCTCTTTATGACCTAGGGCGGTTAGTTGACATCATCGCATCAGCTGGGATCGGCAACCCATTGATCGACGATTACATTGCTTACGTACAAACTACGTGGCCAGGATTTGAGAAGAGAGGTGTCAAGTATTTGACTGAACTGTTGGACGTGTCATGGAGAACCGATAACACGCGGTACGCTGGTGGCACGCTAGACAGCGGCATCAACCGAGAACCGGTTGTGGAAGCATTATTAGACCTTGAGGGCGGTACAACCTTCTGGGATGAACGTGTCTTCTGACATGGCGGCGCTTGCCCTTTCCGACCATTCTCTTATACCTGATGGAAGCCCGTTGTGGCAGTGATTGGGAAGCTGATAGTAAAAGGAACTCGTGGAAACGCACGGTTGGGAG